GACTGGAAAAAGATTTATAATGCTGCTACTGCTGATATTCCAGGATATGCAGAGGGTATTGTTTCAGTACCTGGTCCAAAGGGTGCTGGAGATATTCAGCCTGCAATGCTTTCTCCAGGAGAGGCAGTAATTCCTGCAAAGCAATCTGCAAAGTATATGCCACTTATTCGTTCAATGATTGCTGACAATGTTCCAGGGTATGCAGAATCAAATGTTGGGGGATTTGGAACTCCAGCATCACTAAGAGAAGGTGGAAAATATGCAGGAGCACCAGATGGTCGTGATCCCAGCGCACCACCATCAACTCCTCCTAATAGAAGGATGTCTCCAGATAGAGTTGAAAGAGCAATTGATAAAATCTTTGACAATCCAAGAGTTAAAAAACTTGGGGATAGAATTGACAACTTTGCATCAAAGTTAAGAAAAGCAGCACCAAAGGTTGCAGATCTTGGACAAACAGCAGATAAAACAACTGAGTCATTAGGAAAAGATAAAACTCGTGGATTCCGTGGATTTTTATCAGGGTACGGAAACGTATCTTCAACAGTTACAAATGAAGATGGAACAACAAGAGCAGCAACCGCTGCAGAGCGCACTAATGCACGTCAAATGAATAGAATGAACTTTACACAAAAGATGATGCCTATGCAGATGCTTGGTATGGCAGTTCCAATGGCTGCTCAAGCATATGCTACAAAAAATCCAGATAGCGGTGTTGCAAAGAGTATGGATGCGATCATGATGCTATCTATGCTAACTATGCTTTTACCAATGCTTAATACTCCACTTAAAATACTTGGAGCAACTGCAGTTGGACTTACTATTGTATTTAAAATGCAGGCAGCAACAATTAAAAAGAATATGATTGAAGGACAAAAGCAAGCAGAAGCAATGAGCATGACAACCAAAAATCTTGAAGAACTTGGCAAGATTACTAATAGGGTTTCTATAACTCAAACCGCTGCAGCAAAAAGAGCAGGAAGAAACACTGACCTTTCTCCAGTAAGCATGGACTTTGGAGCCAATCTTATATCTAGTAGCGAATTTGGCAAAAGCCTTAAGTCTACTTTTCAAAATAATCTTTCACCAGATGGAATAGGTGAAGAGGCAGCAGTTAATTCACTAGTTAATCAACTAGGAACTGCAGTATCCCAAGGAGTTTTAAATTCAGATCAAGCACAATCAATTGCAATTGCACTTACAAGAGATTTAAAAGATGCAAGACTTGAAGTCAATGTAAGAGGACGATTAATCCAACTGCTTGGTCCTAACGGAAAAAATGTTTTAGATAATCCACTACAGGTACAACTTGAATTAGTTACCACTGGAGAAAAGGTAGCACAGGCTGCAATTGAAAACCTTAATAAAGTTGCAAAACAACAAAAGGGTATCAATACTATAGGAGAAGGCTTACAACTAGCAGGAGGAACAGTTGGTGGTGCTTTAATTGGAGCAAGAGCAGGAAGTCAAGCAGCAGCAATGGTTGCTGGACGAGGACTTATTGCACAAGAAATGGCAATGAAGGGCGCTAAGGGCGCAGGAGTCTTAGGTAGAGTAGCATCAGGAGTAAGAGTAGCAAGAACTGCAGGACTTGTTGCTAGTGGAGCAGCAACGGCAACTGGTGTTGGTGCACCATTTGGAGCAGTCGGTGCAGCAATTACAGCAGTTATTACTGGCGGTATTGATTTAGCAATTAGAAACTGGCAAAAGGGTAAAGAAAAAGCAGTAATAGCAAAATCAGCAGGTGTAGTTCAAGGACTTGTTTCACAAAATATAACTGCTTCACAAGGAAGTATAGACGCACTAACTTCAATATTTGATACATCAATTGCAAATCTTGAGTTAAAGAAAAAGACTTTAAAGACAGACAAAGAAAGAGCAGCAGTTGATTTAGAGATTGCTGGACTAGAATCTAAAAAACAGTCTGGTTTGCAAACATTAAGACAAAAACAAGCAAAGATGCTTGCAGATGTTTCTTCAAGTTATGATCAAGTTTCAGGTGCAGACTTTCTTGAAAAAATTAGTCCATTGGGCACAGGACGTGGACAAGTACGTGATAAATATATGGAGGCATTTGCAGTTGGAATGCAGGATAAGTTTAAGGATAATGCACCACTTAAGGCACAGGCTGCAGCGCTTCAATCACAACTTGATCAAATTGGTGATGACAAAGTAACACTTGAAATTTCAACCCTAGTTACTTCAGATGTTTTAACTCCTGGCGAGGCATCTGTGTTGGTTAATACTTTAACCAAGGCTGGTGGAGACATAAAGAAAAATTTAAATGCACTTGTTTCAGTTCAAGGAACAGAAGGCGTTCAAAGATTATCTACAATTCTAACAATGCTTCCAGATGAAGACAATCAAAAAAATCTTGTTCTTGCTGTTAGAAACCTAAACAAAGCAGATGCAGATGCAACATTTAGTTCAATAGAAGAACTTGGAAAAATTCCAGATTATATCGGGATTAAGTTAGACATTGAAACAGAAAAAAGTGATCTGCCAAGAATTAAGGCACGAGGAAAAGAAATTGAAGCGCTTAAGAAGCAATTCCCTAATGGACAAGTTACACTTAAAACTCTTGTTAAAATGCAAGAAGAAGCAGGTGGAGTTGGTAAAAACCTTACTCTAGATTCTGCAATTAAACAATGGGGCGAGATAAGTAAACTTGATAAGAATGTTCAACTTCAAGCAATTTTAACTATTGGTTCTATTGAGTACAGTGATAGTTTTGATAAAATCCTAGATAGAGAATTAGAGGCAGACTTCTTAGAAAAAAATCCTAAGTTCCGTGCAACTGCTGGAAGAAGTAGAACTGGAGAAAGACTAGCAACTACAAAGATAGATCCAAAGGAAAAAGCAAAAGCACTTGCAGATTTTAAAAAGAATGCAACAAATATAGAAAAAGCAAAAACAGAAGCACTAAATAAAATAAGAGAAGAACTTTTCCCAACAGCCCCTGTTAGTGGAGCAGTTGTTCCTGGCGCTACAACTCCAAAGGATGATGGTCCAACAAGAGATGATTCATTCTTAAACGATCTTGCTCAAAGACTTAAGTTAGTTAAAGAGGGTGGATTCAATGCCCTTAAGCCATTAGAATCTTTAAGAAAATTTCTTAAGGATGGTGGCAAGGAATCAATAAATCCAGGACTTGATGATCAGCGTGGAGCAATTAAGCAAATAGAGGCAGCAGCAAAGGATGCTGGAATATCTATTGATAAAGACTTCATGGAGATTATTAGAGGTTTAGATGCTGAACAATTCGTACTATGGTCAAAAACTTTATTTGATATTAAGGAAAATGGAAGAATTTCTGGCCTTAAAGAAGACTTTATTACTATTAACGAAGGATTCCGTAAAGCAACAATTGCTGGATACATCCAAGATGTAAAGGATGCAAGTAAAGAAATTGAAAACCAAGTTAAAGCGCATGAACTTTTAACAAAAGAAGGATATAACTCACTTGAAATTCAAAAAATATTACAGGACGCAACTCTAACTGCAAAGATTGCTGCACAAGGAGGACTAAAAGCCACGAAGGAAGAGCAAGCAGAGTTAAACAGAGAAATAGAAAAAACTATTAATCTTAATTATCAATTAAGCAAAATAAAACTTAATGATAATATTGCAGATACAAAGATGCAAGTTGAGGCATTTAAGAGGCTTACTGCTGCTGGGGTAAAGCATGAAGTTATTCTTGAAATACTAAAAGATAAAAATAACTCTTGGGCAATTGGCTCTGCCGATGCAACAGTAAATATTAAAGATAAGTTTGGTGATTTAATAGACCAGACTAAAGTATACATAGATGTTATTGAAACAGCCAGAAAACAAGCACTTACATTTGAACAAACAACTCAAGAAGCAATTGATGCTAATATATCAGCACTTGACTTACAAGCAAGCATATTACAAAATCAGTTTGATCTTGATAACTTTGAATTAAAGACTAAAATTAAACTTGCTGAAAATGCTGTAGAAGGCGTAAATAAGCAAATACAATCTGAGCAAGATAAAATTGATGCAATTAACTTTACACTTAAGTACGATCCAAAGATTGGTCAAAACCTTCTTGATGATCTTCAAGAACAAATTTCTGATCTTCAAAGAGGTATGGAACTTGCTTTTGATAGACCTATCCAAGCATTACAAGATAGATCAACAATCCTTTCTAATGACTTAACACTGATTGATAAGGCTGCTGAATCAATCAACGAGAAGTATGATAAGCAAGAAGAAGCCCTAGCAAAGATCTCTCAACTTAATTCTGACATTGCTGCACAAGAAAGAAGTCGTATCTCTCTTGCAGATGCATTATCCCAGGGTGATATTTCTGCAGCAGCACAAATGGCCAACGAAATGCGATCAACAGCAGCAGAGGCTGCAGCACGTAGATCTGGTGATTTATTAGCAGCAGGCAGAAAGTTTGAAATTGAAAACTTGCGATCTGCAAGCGGTATGACTAAAGAACAGATTCAAGCAGAACAGTTTAAGATTGAACAACAAACATTTGCACTAGAACAACAAAGAAAAACAACCCAACAAGAAATTCTGGGAATAGAAGATAGAATTTATAATATAACAGAGTTGAGAGAAGTAAAACTTCTAGACATTAGAAATATTGAACAAACAATAGATAGTCTAAGAAATAATCAACTTAGAAATGCAGAAAAAGCCTTACAAGGTTTGCAGGCAGAACTTGATAAAAATCAAGAAATATTAGATGCCAAACTTCTTGCAATTGAAAAAGAAAAACTTGGTTGGGAACAGATACAACTTAGCCTTAAGGCTTATAGTGATGCACTAACAAGAATTAATAATGGTCCACTTAAGACTATGAAACAGATAGTCGATTCAATTGCTGCTGCTCTTTCACAAATTAATAACGCTAAGTACTCTTCAACAAGTGCATTTATTCCTGCACCAACGCCTACTGCTGCTACCGCTACAGCAGCAGCAACAGCAGCAACTAGTGCAGCAAACTCAGCAGCAACCGCAACAGATGCAGCAACAAAGAAGGCTGAAGAAGAGTTGGCAGCGCAAATTGCAGCACTGGCTGCAGCAGATGCAGAGGCAGAAGCAGCAAGTGCAGCACTAAAGAAAGCAATAGAAGATACAAAGAAAGCAATTGCAGATGCTGCAAAGAAGGGGGACCCAGCATCAAAGGCATTCATAGCAGCACAGAAGGCAGCACAGAAGGCAGAGGAAGATAGACTTGCAGCATTAGAAATACAAAGAAGACAAAATGCAGCAAAGGCAGCAGGCCTTGCAGCAAGATATGGAACTATGTCAAATGGTGGAATGGTTCCTAAATATTTTGCAACTGGAGGAAAGGCAGTAGGATCCGATACCGTTCCAGCAATGCTTACCCCTGGAGAATTTGTAATGAACAAAGGGGCAACAAAGGTTTTTGGACCAATGCTTGCAGCAATGAATGGCTTAAAGTATCCATCAATGCTTGGTTCTAGAGGCAATGGATCAACTGGAAGACCTGGTGGAATGATATCTTCTAATCTAGTTGCACAGTCTTATGGTAGCCCCATATCTACTAATTTTGTAACACAGTCTTATCCACAAATGTCAAGTGTTTCAGTTACCCCTATTACAAGTATGAGTTCGGCAAATGTAAATACTAACTCAACGGCAGTGTATAATTATAGTGTAGGCATCAATGTTAATGGATCTAACTCAAGCCCTAACGATATTGCAAGGGCAGTTATGACAGAAATTAAAAATGTTGATGCACAGAGAATAAGGAGTCAAAGGGCTTAAATGGCTACAGCAGCGTATTTAACAGGTAGACGTAGGTATCAACGCCCACAGGCTCTGTTGTGGTCTGAGAACCCTGGTACACTCGTTGATGGGGTATATCTACCGACTGGCTATGAACTTCAGGGTAATTATGATGAATCTACAGATGCAGACCTAGTTGATCAGTTCATAGTTTTATCTGACCATAATCGTGGGGAATTAAGTTTTACACCAACTAGAATAGAACAACGTCAAAGAACTATTAATGGACGTATGCGTTCATACCATATTGCAGACAAACTAACAATGTCTGTTTCCTGGAATAATTTGCCATCAAGAGGATACTATCAGACTGCAGGGTTTGACGAAGAAGGAATATCTCCATATAAAAATGCAACTGGAGAATTTACATCAGATGGAGGAGCAGGTGGAGTAGAACTTCTTAACTGGTATGAAAATCATACAGGACCATTTTGGATGTTTTTGGCATACGATAAATATACAAATTTCCCAGTTGATGGAGAAATCACCAATGCATCATTTGGACATCTTGCACAATATAACCAAATTATGCAAGTGTATATTGCCGATTTTTCTTACTCTGTTGTAAAACGTGGGGGAAGTAATCACGACTTCTGGAATATTTCGGTAACGCTGGAAGAGGTCTAAATGTTTGTAAATGAAACATTAAAGACACACTTAGAAACATCTTCAACAATACACCTGCAGTCATTAGTTTTGGCTGAGTGGAATATGAATATGCCAGATAATATATTTAAACTTGGCAATTATAGGTATAGGCCAACTGGGTCAGATGTTCAGTACAGAAATCTTCCAGTCACATTTGATAGTTTAGACGTAGGAAATTACTATACTGGTGCAACCGATGCTGACATTGTTATAGATGGAGGCTTTACAGATAGTGGAGTTCCACAATTATTTACCTCAACCAAAGAAAAGATGAAGATGATCTATTCTCTGGAAGATTGCATTAAGCCTTTTAGACCACGCTCAGGAATTAATAAAGCCTCATACTTTAATAACAGATACCTTGCAAACTCTGGGGCATCTATGACACAAAGACCAAGATACTATATGCCATCTAGATATGATGAATTTAAGTATTGGTCATCATTTAGAACAGAAAATAATATTGAACGTGGTACTGCAAAAAATGTATCTAATGGACTTAACTATATTGATGATGCAGTTCCATTCGTTGTTTATAAAGAAAAGGTACCAGCAAATAGACTTATTGTAAAAATGCAAACAAATGTTGGAACTGTAGA